TGGAAATGGATCCCTTGTTCTTCGTGAGGCTCTTGCGCAACAAGGCAACGTGCAACGGGGATGCCTTGACCATCGCCGGAACTTGTCAAAGATGAAAGGAAATCGAATAAGCCTTGCTTGGAACACGTCGCTTGCGGGTACGTCAAGAAGACGCGGTTGGTTTGAAGACGGAACGGCATGATCGGCAGGTCACGTGAGCTGGGCAAGGGTTTAATGTTACCCCTTGCCCAGCGGAGGACGGGGAGGGCAGGCCCTTATATACCCTTGGGTCCCTCGTCCGGAGCTCTCTCTCTCTCCCGGGTAAGCCGGAAAGGGTTCGGATAAGCCGGAACCTGACTCATCACCATGTCCCTTGTTCAACGCCGATCACGCGGCAATTACGGAACGCTGACACGCATTGCGGCACGTCAAGCCACTCGGTTTGCACGCACCGTTGCGCGTCGCTACCAAGCACGCAATAGCAAACCCAAAACGCGTCAAGCCTCATCCAATAACCTCAGCGGTGTCAACCCGCTCACCACTCAACATGATTACAAGGTCGACTACACGCGGCGCAAGCGCACCCGCCGCCTCAAGCGGCGAATCCGGCGGGGAAAGAAGTTCACCCGCCGTGTCGTCAACTCCTATATGCGATACACCACATCGCCCAAGCATGTGGCAAAACTTGCTCAGTTTACGCGCACTTGCGATATTAACGAGAGCAATTACTTTGCTACGCTGTTGCATACGTCTGATGGAACCTTCACCGGTGACAACCCCCAAGCTGACTGGCGAGAATTCTTCCGTGAAGGATCTACCGAAAACGCTGTCGGGTGGGACAATATCGCCGATCCTATTGCCGGCCCTCAATTCCCCGATGTCAATCGACGCAATCGAGCAATTCGATGCAATACCTCCGCCATGGAACTCACTATTCGCAATGTCGGCGCCACTTCCGCCCTCGTCAATGTCTATCGTGTCGTCTGCAAACGCAACTTGCCCTTTGTAGGGTTCCAACTCGAGTCTCTCTATGCTCAAGGTTTTGTTTACTCTGGCCGTATTACCGAGGTGACGCAACCTGTTGAAGGCACTGGAAACGATGGAGTCGCTCCTCCCTTTGGCATGTGGGATTCCCAGATGCGCCCCGAGCAACTTACCTCTACCCCCTTTCAGTCCAATTTGTTTTGCAAGCACTTTACTATTTATCGTCGTACCAAGTATCAGCTGGCTCCTGGTGAGGAGTTTTCTCTCTTGCTCAAGGACAACCGTCCCAAGTACGTCAACATGACACGTATGCGTGGCAACTCCTTTGTCGCTCGCATGACGCACGGGTACTTTATCGACTTCCAAGGTGTCCCCACGTTATTCCAAGATCCGCCGGGCGCGGGATCCGATACGGCGACCCTCTGTGTCCAGAAGATGGTTAGGTACTCTCTGAACATGATGCCCGAGAAGCGCACAGCGACCAGTTTCGATGTCCAAGACGTGTAGTCGGGACCAAGACAAGCCCGGTAGGGCTTGCATTACTGGGTTAGGCTACCGCTGGTAGCCTAACCCGGACAGGGCGAATAGCCTCATTGCCCGGCGCGACTAGCGCCGTTTAGGTTTAGGTTTTAGGTTCAACGCCGGTAGGCGTTGCCCAATTAGGTTCAGTCGAATCAAAACTCTGTTTATATCTAATATCAATGTAATTCGATCCAAGTTATATTGGGTCGACACCGCGAAGCCAGGGGGGTGCCGAAGGCGCCCCCCTCAAAAATTAATAACTTCAAAGGCGATAGGATGGGGATTATTGAATAGGGGAACGGGAACACGATAAAAATCAATATTAACTCGCAACCAGCTTTTTTCTTCTTCAGTAAAGTCTGGGAGCTCGTTAGTACAAACAACAACTAAATGACCATATTTAAAAGTTTTCTTTGCCCTGTACTTATCGGTCAACGTAATATCCTCTTGTGCACCCAGCAACGCCTTGTACGAACGGTCTAGGCCTCCTCGCCAAGCCAGGTCATCCAACACTCCGTACACTCCCTCACGGTCGTCAAGGTTATCGACCGACCATGAAGACTGCATGTACCAGTGATTGGCGAGCGACCGAGCGAGGGAAGTCTTTCCGAAACGGGACGGACCCACGAGCCACATTCCGCGCAGATCACCGCGCGCGCCACGACGGCCGGCCTGTACAGCATGCACAAAAGCCTCGATTCTTGTGCGGTCGGCATCCGACAGCGAGAAACTTGCGAGGTCGTATTTGGGCACAAACACTCGAGCCGGAGCCTTCCGAGCAACGACGTACGCGGCGGCGTTGGAGTAAAACCGGATTGCCTTTGGGTCTTCGTTGAGCGCGTCGTCGAGAATGTCGTTAACTGATTTGCCCTCGGCGATACCAACTCGGAGCTTATCAAGAAAGGTGATAGATACCTCGCGCCAGGTGAAGTTGGCCAGCGGTTCCTCGTCGTGCTTGGTACAATAGTCAATGACATTCGACTTGGACCGGACTTTTTGGATGTTGGGATGGTTACCTTCGAAGTCGAACAGCCGTTCGTTACGCACATCGATCTTGCGGTTGAACTCGAGGTAGCAGTGGAAATGGATCCCTTGTTCTTCGTGAGGCTCTTGCGCAACAAGGCAACGTGCAACGGGGATGCCTTGACCATCGCCGGAACTTGTCAAAGATGAAAGGAAATCGAATAAGCCTTGCTTGG